GGTGTGATTCCCGCCGTTTCCTGTCCCGGCGGATAGCCAGGATAATTAAAGGTTTTATTGGTGTTGTCTACGTAAAAATCCGATGTAATGGTTTTCAGATTCCCATTGGCATCTTCAATCACTCCGGTTACCGTATCTGCCCCTGCATAGGTAAAGGTAATAGGAAAGGAGGTGGAAGTTCCATCTCCTTTATACACAGCCATATATGTTTCGTTATTAATCATCTGATTCCTCCTGTTCCGGTTCTGCTACATCCTGTTCTTCCTTTTCCGCTCTGCGTTCTGCTGCCTCCTTCTTTAACTGTTCCTTAGACCGTTTCAGTTTCCGGTCAAGTGCCATGCTGGCCAGATATTCGCTGAGTGTGGCATCGGTGTCGCCTGTCGCCATTCTCAGGGTTGCCCATAGAGCATCGGTCAGAGTATCTGGTGTGTGTGAGACACGATTGGATGCGGTGGTCAGTGCCTGGCCTACATCTATCCAGTTCTTCTTTGGACTGGCCATAAACCGGATAGCATTACACAGATTTTCCTGTGCCCTGAATCCGGCTACCTCACTGGATGTATCAGAATATTTCCCCAGTGCCAATCCGACTAACCCGGAAACCATATCTCGTACGATGACAATCCCCTGTACAAAGTTTCCGGTAAGTATGGAATTTACAATTTCTTCCCATAAACTGTCATCCTTGCCGATGGCTCTGTTCATCGCATACCGGGTTAAGCCTTCCATGGACCCCACCAGTAATCCCAGGCATAAGGCATCTAATACCAGCGGTTTATAGTTGTGACTGTCTACCGCCAGATATCCTGATTCAATAAACCGGTTAAGCATCGTAGCCGAATAGGTGTAGAAAGGGGTAAACATGCGTATCACCTTATTCTTCATAACCGGTGACCTATCCTTGATTTCCCCGCTGCCATAGTACTGCCGGACCATCTGGTCAGCCCTTGCTACCGCTTCCGCATCTATCTGTTCGGCCGTCAGATTAGACCCGATATAACTATCACGGGTGGCCTTATAGGTTTCCAACCACATTGGCTGGCTGAACAGCAGGTCCGTCTTTTCTATAAACCAGAAGGCATATTTATCTATGGCATTCTTCCCGAACTCTCCGTCATAGATAAGTGACTTCAGTTTCCCGCGCCCTTTTTCTCCCGGGAGACTGAATCCACGTTCCAAATCGGCATCCAGTGTACTCTGTCTATCCCGCAAGAATGCTGATTTTTCCATGATGAATTCCTTCTGTTTAGCATAGTTTCCGGTAAGGTAGAGGCTGGCCAGCGCTCGGCGGGCACGGAATGCCCCTTCCATCATCTTATCTCCAGACAGTCTGATCATAGAGCGGTAGAATACGCCCAGATTGGGCAGGATGTTCAGCAGGGCGGTGGAGTTTCTGAAGGCCATGGTGGCATAGCTGTTACCACTCTGCAGGGCATCAATCAGTTTTGACAATGGACCGGACCGTTCAATCGGGGTCTTCCAGTTATCCTGCGCCCAGTCACGCAATACCCGGTAGGTATCAATTCCCAGTCCATTGACTACGGCGGACTTTATATCCGGGTCTGAAATCAGTTTATACACGTCCACAGAGGCTTCTCTCATGGCGATGGCGTGAATCACTTCAGATACGTGTTTTGGATAGACCGTCAGGTCGGTTATCAGGTTCTGCCCGCCTGATGTGAGCATACGGGATTTGGTACTTCCCATACCAATGGAGAAGGTACCCGCCCCGCTCATCCGTTGCAGGGCCTGTTCATTGATGGTAATGTCTCCCGTACGCATGGATGTTTCAGAGTCGTACCGTATCGGATAGTATTTGCCATCCAGTTCCCCGTTTTTCAGGTGAAACTTGATTCCTTCCACCTTGCCAATCCCACGGCCATACAGGCGGTTATTCATGGCATTAAGGTTTGCCCAGTAACTGTTGATATGGTCCCAGACGGCCTGGATAAAGCGGATATCCTTTGCGGACAGTTCATTATCCAGTACCTGAAGCACTGGACCAGTATCCATACCGTAGGTTTCCAGTACACGTTCCCTGTTGGAGGCAGTGCCCATGTTCAGGGCAACGGAAAGCAGGGTTTCCTTAGTGATGTAACGGTCGTTTCCGTATTCATCGCGGCCGAACTTTATCGTTTTATCTGCCCGGATGGCCTGCCATTCCTTCCGTGAATAGATATTGAATATCTCCTTGAATTTCTTAAAGGCATCCATCTGCATGGTCTTTTCCACATTGGCGGCCTTATCAATCGGGCGGTACAGATACTGTTCTGCTGATTTGCCCAGTCTCTGTATCAGTACCTCCGGCAGGGTATGGGCATTGGTTATCTTAGTCAATGCCGTCTTCAATTCATCCTTGACACTGGCTCTGAGTTTCTCATTAAAGGCATCGGTCTCTATACCAAACTTCTTCGCTATTTCCTGCGTAATGGCTTCTGATGCCTTATGGAAGGAAATGTCCTTACCGTCTATGGTGTGGAAAGAGTTTCCTTCATATTCACGGCGCCCCAGTTTATAGATGACTTCGATAGCTTCAACGGCTCCTTTAAAGGCGCTCAGATTCATCTTGCGATAATCGGATGGCCGGTCAGCAGAGAACAGTTCTCTCAGGCGGGAATCTATTTCTGCATCACTTACGGTAAATTCATTCCCTGCCGCATCGGCCGCCATCGCTGCGGTAGGATTGAGTTCCCGGGCCAGTTTATTCCATGAGAACTCTGTTTCAAATCCATTCTTATCTACCGGTGGTATGCCATCCGTTCTGGAAAGTCCCATCTGGTAGGCAAGGTGCTGAATGAAATACCGGGAATTACTGGACATCCGTACGGGCTTATCTCTCCGGCTGATACGGTTCAGTATCCCTTTGACACCATACCGTTCCACCTGGTGTATATCGTTTCCCTGCCGTTCGTAGGAAAGGCTGAAGGTTCCCGGCTTTCCGGCTATGGCCGTCCTTACCTCATCCTCATTCCGCTGGGAAATTCTGGCAGCCATAGCATAGACATTCTTTTTCATCATCCAGTAGGATGCACTGTGCCAGTTCCCTTTTCGTGCCGCATTGGATGCCATGGAGGCAGCCTTTCTCTGTTTGTTCTGCCACCATTTCCAGTTGGTGGATTTCTCCACACTCTGTCCGGCCAGCAGGGATTCCGCTTCATACCGTACTTCATTCATAGGCCTGTCCAGCTGCTGTCTTGCTACCTTGAGATTTTCCACGGTTTCTGCCAGTTTGTCTTTCAGGGACAGGTTGTTTTCACTGTCTACCCCTTCTACGCCCAGACGGCGTTTTATCTCTTCATCCAGACGTGCATCTTTTTTCCCCTGTTCCAGATGCAGCAGTGCCATGGACGCCTGACGGATGTAAGCGTTTACCTTTCTTCGCATAGCCTGGGCTTCCATCTTCGCCAGACGCTGTGCCCCTTCCGGGGAGTTCAGCATACGGTTGGCTTCCTGCCGGATAGTCTCTTTAGAGAGCAGGCTCTTAACCTGCTTTTCTTTTTCCCTTTCCGCGGCCGCCTGTGCCCGTTCTTCCAGTGAACCGCCGGCCTGTTTCAATGCTTCTTCATAGGCTTTTCTATCGGGGAATCCCTGTTCTTTCAGGTAGTCCATCTTCTCTTTTTCTGTAGGGAATACGTCGCCTTCCAGCATGGCTTCTACCTGGTAGATCTTCTGTTTCTTTATCAGGTCCTTCATGACCTGTTCCTTTTTCTGACGGGTGATTTCGTCTATTCCCTTTAAGGTCAGTTCCCGGTATTCATCCATGAATTTCCGCATAGCCTTTTCATGGATGCTGTCCTTGAGATTGGATTTCCAGTTTTCATAGTTTTCCTTTTCGGTTTTTGTGAAATCCAGTCCCACCTTATCCATTTCCATGACCTTCTGTTCGGCAGACCAGGCATTGATTTCATCTTCCGTAGCCAGCATGGCATCAAAGATATGCTTCATTTCCGGGGAAATCTTAACAGGTTCCAGATTATTGAAGAAGGCTTTCCGGCCATTCACAATCTTTATGCTCCGGTAGATATCCATGAGCGTCTTCTTAAAGCGCCGGAATACCCCGCGTAATTCTTTGGTGGGAGCCTTTCCTTCCTGCAGATAGCGTTCGAATCCTCGGGCAAAACGTTCCTGCAGGAACCGTTCTTCTGCCCCTTCTTTCCCATCAATGATATCCTGTTCCATCTGCTGGAATTCCTTTTCCAGTGTGGTGCCCTTGTACTCAGCCATCTTTTCATAAGAATATCCTGCCCAGTCTCTGATGGTCTTCAGGTCTGACATCAGCTGTTTATTCCTGACTCCTGCCTGTTCCAGATTCAGCAGGGTGGTCAGATAGAAATGGGCGGCCTCATGTACCATGGTGGACTGGTCCGCGGCAGAAAAGAGATGAATGGCATTCGATTCTGGGGAATAACCACCTTTGTACTTTCCTCCATTCTGGAAGTACAGGTTCAGCTGCTTAGCCAGTTTTTCTGTCTTTGCATGTCGTTCCCCTTCATTGGCAGGGTTGTATCTGCGTACGGTTATGCCCTGTCCTTTAAGGTAGTCAATGGTAGCTTTAGGGGTGCCATTCGGTACAATGGCTCCGGCCACTTCATTGAACTGAACCGCTCTCTGTGGCTTAGCCTCAAAGTATTTTACCGGCAGAGCCTGTATTTCCTTTACGATGGACTCTGCACGTTTCTTCATTCCGGCGATATTCTTAAAGTCGTGTTCCCTGCAAAGGGTACTGAATGATTTCCCTTCAAACATGCCCATTAATACCTGGGATGCATCGGAATACCCATCAAAGGTGTTTTCCCATTTATAGTGGTGGTTTGCCATATCCTCTATAAAATCAGAGATATTCTGCTTCGTCTGCTGATACTGTGCAGAGGTGTCGGTATCATCTTCAATACTGGATGCGGGATCTATCTTTTCGTCTGCCGTGTTGTGCATATCTTCCATGGAGGTGATTTCTCTTCCTGATGCGGCAATGACGTTTCCGGTCCCATATCCTGCCCAGCTCTTCTGTGCATTCTTCAGATTTCCCAGCATGGTTTCTACGATATTATCCAGGGTAACTTCCTTGCCGGTGGATTCAATGACCGGATTCTCCAGCATCTCTTTCCGGAACTTACTCTTCCACTGGGTAAATCCTTCCCGTCCGGCCTTTGTTTCCGTTCTCCTCTTCAGCTGTTTCTGGAAGGTTTCTTCATCCATAACCTGTCTGTGCCCGGATACATATTCCTGCACCAGTTGTCTGAACTTTTCACCGCTTTCGATTTCTGTCTTTTGACGTTCACGCCTGCGGACTTTGAATCGTGGCTCATTGTCCTGCTTGGGAGTAGCCATTTCATCCAGCATGACTTCTTTCAGATGGTTATAGTCCTTTTCCCATGTGCTCCCTTCAGCAGGTGGGACTTCCATTTCATCCAGCTTGTACTTTTTACTCAGGCCATCAAAGGCCTTTCGAATGCGCGGATAGATGGTAAATTCGCTATATGTACCATATCCGGCCGTCTTTCTCTTAATCTCTGGCGCCTTTCCAATGGATTTAAGATACAGATACTTAGCTCCGTCAGATTCCAGGAAGCTTTCTACCCGTTTTTCTCCTTCAGCAGCCGATGCGTTTTCAATCCGGGATGGGGTATACAGGTCCCCATAATCCATAACAGACCGCGAAATTTCCTTCTGCAGAGGCAGAATGGTCTTGCTTATATAGTCTGTCAGTTTCTTTTTCTTTGGCGCCCTGACCATGCCTGGAAATACCCCGGTCCATGCATCCCGTGTATATACCGGCGTTTCCTTCGGGTTCACCACGTCCTGTGGCATAAGCAGGGTGATATTGCCAAAGTTACTGAAATCCGTTTCCTTTTTGGTAATAGCAATAGAAGGGACGGCCATACCGCCCAACTGGATGGCCTTATCCAGATTATCCTGACTGATATTGTGATAGGCTATTAAATCCTTCTTGCCAGAAGGTTCTTCTACTGTCTGATAGTAGTTACTATCATTATTGGCATAGAAATTAATGCCCTGTGACAGAGTTCCATCTTTGTTTATAAATGGCTGATTGTGGGAGTCTTTGACATTCCGAAGCATTTCTGATACTGTTAATTTAAAAGGCAAATCCTTTGCACGTAAGTCGCTTCGTGTGGCTTGCATAGGATTTGCCTTTTTGTTAACGATTACATCATAAAGCTTAATATCAATGGGATCATATCCCATTGAATCTTTCCTCTCTTCTCCCACAATATGTGCTGTATATAATTTGTCATAAGCCTTAATCGGCAAATAGAAATGGTGATATCTACTTACAGAACCCTTTTTATTCGCTTTACGATTAGGTTCACTTTCAATTAACACTGAATTCCTGATTAATTCAGCAATATCTAACAAACCCGCTTGATGACGTTTTTTCCATTCATTATGTTGTCTGTAATTAAGTGTTTTGTATAAATTTGAACTAGCAACATGTCTTATCTGTCTGGATTCGTTAGGAAGGCTGATTATTGCTTTTTTATCTGCTGTTTCCTCAATTAATTTGTCTCCCAGTTTCTCTCTGACAAATCTTAGCATGGTCTTTCTATCTATAGGTTCATCAGGGATATATTTTGTCAAGTCAACTACATTTATCAGCGTATCCGGGTTTACTCCTCTGTTCACTGGACTATGGAATTCATTTGTATGTAATGGCCCTTCTTCCGTTACCTGAATAGAGGATACAATATTTTCCACCGGAAGTTTGTAGTTCCTAGCCAGGCTGTCTATCATACGTGCATAGATCAGTGCGGAATCTCTGGCTACTTCCTGTACATTACCATTGCTCTGCATGAGTGTTTCCACGGTTGGTTTATAGGCCTTCTCATAGGCATCTTCACTTAAAAGCACTTTCGCCATAATATCTTCTTTAAGCCCTGCTTTGTTCAGGGTGTTTTTTATGTCTTCCAGGGCTTCTACTCTCTTTTTGGCGGTATCTACGGTATGAATATTGTTGTCTATCTCTTCCAGTTTCCTATCAACGGTTTCCAGCTGTGCCTGCAGTGTATTATAGTTGTCCGTATCCCCGTTCTGAGAAGCATCATCCATAGCCTGTGTTATCTGCTGTTTTTCTTCTTCCAGACTGGCTTTGGATTTATCCTGCAATTCCTTTACGTATTCCTTATGGGCTACATCATAAAGCTCCCGTTTATTTGGATTGTGGCCATATGCCTTCTTTGCTTCGCTATACCATTCGGCGGTATCGGATGTACCTTCTGGGAGATTCTTTGGATCATAATCGGCATACTGTTCATATCCGGTAATATCTCCCCATGTGGTTCTGGCTTTGGACAGCATTTCCTGTGTGTTGTCTCCCAGGCGGTCTACCCCACCGGCAAACAGTTCCTGCAGTACTTCCTTTTTGGTGTTGTCCGTTTCATTCGGGAAATAGGTATCCATGATGGACTGTACTGCATCCTTTTCCCGTTCGTCTTTGGTCTTGGAGAGTTCCTTCACCATGGTGGAGAGGCGTGTTCGTTCTTCTTTTATGGCATGCATGGTCATACCGGCCTTATCAAAGGTGGAATATTCCTTAAGGGTATCTGCCGTATCCTGTTGTACGGTCTGCATGTACATTCCGCTGTCAACGGCAAGCGGGGTTTCCTTTTCCACGGCCTGCTGCACCTGATGAGCGGTTACCAGTCCGGACCTTTCCAGTTCTCCTAATGCTTTACGGCCTTCCGGGGTTTCCACAGCGGTAGCGGCATCCACATAGAGGGTTCCCATGTCCTGCGCCTTCATCTGGTTACCTACCACCTGGGCAAACTGCGCCGGTGCTTCCTTATTCAGTTTAGATTTGTTGCGCGCTTCCAGCAGACGGTCTACCATGTTTGCTTCGGATTCACGTTCCACTTCCTGCAGGGCACTTTCCTTACCATACTTAGCCATTTTAGCCTGGATAAACTCCTGATGGTGTGACAGCCCATGATATGTACCTACCCCGCCGATAACGCCGGATACGCCCATCATCCCTATGGCTGCCGGTACGGCATCTATCATGGCACTGGCTGCGCTTCGCATGGCGTCTTTGAAGGTATGCGGATTTCTTCCAGTGATGGTTTCATCAGCACTGGTCACTAAATCTTCCAGGCCTTCCTGTGCCACCTGTTCCGCTGCCCCGTAGGTGATGACTTTGGCCGATTCCTTGACCGCTTCCTTCATAAACGCCTTTTTCCCGGCTTCTACCATGGTCTTTCTGGCGACACTGTTTTCAATGATTTTCAGTGCCGCTTCCTTACCAAACATTTTCGCTAAGGGTTTAAAGGCGGTAAAGGTGAATGCGGTTTCAATGGCAGCCTGAAGATGGGCTTCCCTCTTTGCCTCACTGACGGATGTGTCATGGGTATAGAGCGGACTTCCATCGGCTCCCCTGGCATTAATCTTGCTCCAGTAGTTCTGCCCCAACTGCTGACGATAGGTAGAGTCATATATGAGACTGGACTCCAGAGTCAGTCCGGCGGCTGCCGTGGTGGCAATGAATGCCGGTGCGCCGGCTACAGCCCCGGTTACTCCGGCACCTGCTAAGGCGGCTGTACCCATATACCCTAAGCTGGCAACCGCTGCCGGTGCTAATACAGTCAAATCATTAAGCATGGGGGCGAATGGAGCTATATCCGTTCTGGCAGCACGCCCCATGGAATTAAGCATATTGGATACTTGTTCTACCGTGCCTCCTACTATGGAGGAAGAACCGCCGGTATCAATTTTAGTTTTGTTCAGTTCAGTCAGCTGCCGCTGTGCTTCCGCATCACTGATTTCTCCCTGTGCAGCTTTGAACATAACATCTGACATTTCTTCATTGACTTCACCGTTATGCCATGAGTTTTTTATGTATTTTCCGGTTTCTATGGCGGATTGTATTGGATGCGTAGCCCAATTCACAATAGCCCGGGTGTTCAGTACATCCTTATAGTGTGTGAGAGCCAGCGCGGCTCCTACCGGATCATCTGTCTTAAGCTCCGGATAATGCTGCTGAATATATTCTGAGCTGAATCCATTGCCTCCCAGATAGGCACTACGTACAGCCCTCCCGTATTCCGCTTGTGCGTCCTGATACATTTCCGGATTTTCTATAATACGCTGTGCGGTTAATCCTGTCATCGTTGCCAGCTGTAAAGCCTCTGCCATCTTACTGGTAGAAGGCGCATTGGGTCCTACGGTGTTCTGATAGACATCTCCAAAGAATCCCAGCTTCTTGAAAACCGGATTACTTAATGCAGCCTGTGAAATGGATTTACCCAATCCGGATAATGCAGAGATTCCCTGAACTTTCTGCGCCTGCTTCTGGGCCTGCTGTTCCTTTTCTTTCCACTCGGGAGATGTACTATATGGAATCCGCTTAACTTCTAAAGTGGTCCCATACTGGCCTGCTTCTTTGGCTTCTTTAATCAGCTTATCTCCATCAATCGGCATATTGCCTCCTTTAAATGACCTCTCGTCCATCCTGTGCTGCTTTAAGCTGTGCCAGGGTGGCATATACAGTTCGTCCGTCCTTCATCTTCAGATACCAGTTTCCGTCAGGAGCTTTGGAGGCTCCTGAGATTCCTAAACTTGCCATATCCGCGGCATTAAGGGATACATTAACCGTTGTCCCGTTGATTCTGCTCCCGAAAAGTCCGTCATACTGCTGATAGCTTCCTGTTATCTGTGGACCCACATTGTGATAAATGGCCATCCGCATCTTAGCCGGTGTCAGCGCCCCCTTATTCTCTTTTGCCGCTTCATCAGCTACTGCCTGGCGAGCTAATCGTAAGGTTACATCATCCACCTTGCTGGGTTTTATTCCCAGTGCATTGGCTACAAATTTTTTATCTATCTTATAAGTGTACATACCGGTACCATTGATGCCGTCTGCCCAATCCTTCTGAAGCTTTTTTACCTGATTTCCGGATAAGGGCATTCCTGCCTCTGCGAATCTATTAATCGCATTTTGCAAATCGTTGGAACTATAAATCCCATCCTGTTCCCCATTGAATAACTTAGATTCCAGAACCTGAAAAGATTCTTTCCCACAAAAACCTTCTTTAGTGAGCCCCCTATTCAGATTGTCCATCTGTTTCTGCTGGTTACCAAAGGAGGTAGCCTTGCTCTGTAGTCCAATCAGGAAATTTTTTGCTTCCGACAGTTCTTTGACATACCGGCTCCCGTTGTTTATCAGCCCCTGCGCATATCGATAGGCTTCCTGCGGATTCATGGTTCCACTGGCTAGCTTTTCCTCTACATTCTGCTGAATGGTGTCAAACTCCGTGGCCACAGCCTTTTTGGTCTTGCTCTGCAGCTCTTTGATTTTAGCCACTTCCTGTGCTCTCACCTGCGCCTGCTGTGCCTTTTGCTCTTCCGGTGATAGGTTCCCGCCTGTGATTTTTGCCTTCACAGAGGTTATGTATTCCTTAAAGGACGGATATAATTTTCCATCTTTTTTGCTCCTCTGCTTTCGTGTCCAGTAGGCAGAAGAATGTGTTTTGTCCGGGTCATTCATCCATTTGATAGCGTTCTGTTCCCCGCCATACCATGCAATGATTAAGTAATCAATCCCGCCCTTTTGCAGGTATTCGTTCATCATGTATTCGGCTACCTTATCCTGTGCCGCCGGCGAATGGTCATTGAGTGCCACTCCGGCCTTGGGGGCATAGATAGCCCATGTGGTGTCTTTAATCTGATAACGGCCCCAGCATCCATCTTTGTTCTTTGGTGCATTATAGTGTCCGGCGGATTCCTGCCCGGATACCGCTTCTCGAATCGTATGGATGCTGGCCTTACTGGGGTCTGTGACCGTTATGGGGTGTTCCTTTTCGTAGAGGTCTGCTATTTTATCTGGGTCATCATTGAGCAGGTCAAACTTATCTTCATTTTGGGTTACCCATGACTCCATATCCTCTCCCGTGGTCTGTATGATTTCCTGTGATGTAAATTCCTTTTCAAACGGTTTGATGATATCTTCATCCACCCCGTAGGCCCTTAGTTCAGCACACACATCCTTGCCTCGCTGATAGTCGGAAGTAATCTGCATAGTACTGAGCACCCGCTTAGCCAGCATATTCGCGTCGTCGTGTAATGCCTTCTGCATGGATTCCTCATCCATGCCCCGTGCAGCCCTCAAAGCCATGGTGTTAGTACGCCAGTTGTTAAAGTATTCGTCCATATGTTCTGGATTTTCCAGTATGGCATTCACGGCGGTATCCATGGTATTGGCAATGCGTGTATTGGCCGCATTATCCAGCTCTACCCGCTGATACCTATCAATGTTACTAAGCTGTGCGGTTACGTTAGGTTCTATTCCCTTCATAAAGGCCTTATTGGCGTATTCACTGGAAATGCCATACTGCTTCATCACATCGGCCCGAATCTTCTGTTCCTGTTCTGTATACAGGTCCTGTATTCTTTCTGCATTGTCTCCCTGATTGGTAACATACAGCCCTTCATTTTCATCATTCATCAGAGAGGAAATCCGTCGCTGGTAGTCATTCGTAGCGTCAATTACCCGGTTATTCTGATTCTTCACCCACAGCGTATCTGCAAAATCTCTTACCTGTGCCAGGGCATTGTTCATTACTGCTGTCCCATGGACATCCTTTCCATACGATTCCTCATTTCCCGGGGCAGTGACACGGCCTTCTATGGTGTTAGGTGATACGGCCGGCTGAAATTGTGACAGTTTCATTTGTTCCCCTTCCTCCATTTATTCCACAGTGAATACTTCGGGTTGAAGGTCATCATGTTCTTTGTCCGTTCTTCCACGTTGCCAATCAGGTTGTAACTGCCTGGAGTCCGTGGAATAGAAAAGGAAGCATTCGTATACTTCCCTTTCCATCCGATCGTCTTATCAAAGCGTGATGCTCCGATATTCTGGTCTGCATAATCCATGTCATATGGTGATGCATAGTCCGTATTGTAGAAATCAGTAGGATTCCCTTCCAGTGTAGAGGGTTCCTTGCTGGCTCCCTTATACTTGCTCCATGCTCCGGCCATAGAGGTGGCCGTTCCCAGAAGAGTCCCCATGAGTGCCAGTTTCCCCTGCTGCCTTGCATTGTAGGCCGCTGTCCGGTTCGCATTGGCGGAATTCCTGTAATTCACTTCCTGATTCCATGAACTCCAGGTGTCGTTACGCTGATTTCCCAGAAGGTTCATAGTATCGTCGTTATACTGGTCTATGGCCGCCGCATCGCTATCGGTAATAGAACCACCGGTGAGTCCGGATGCCCCGCCCTCTGCGGCGTGCTGGCCTAATATCAGACGTTTTCTCTGATCCAGCTGTCTTTGCTTATCACTGTACTGATCCGCAATCTGACTCCTGCGGGCCGCCTCAATCCTGGCATTCTGTTCAGCTGCATCCGCCTGCGCATTATACATAGCCACCTCTGCCCGGGTCTGCTGTTTCTGCGCTCTATACTGCTGTACTCCCTGTAAGGCTGTCAGCCCCATCATTCCTGCTGCAAAACTACACATATTACCTCCTGCTGATAATGAACCGGACAAATTCATGCCCATTTATGGTGACATGTGTTCCGCATTCTGCCCCCGCTCTCCGGATAAACCGCAAGGCTTCGCTATTTTCGGCAGCAATGTAATTCAAGACTGCCTCATACGAAATAAGGCAAGAACGGATAAACTCCATTCCTGCCTTAACTAACGCTCTCTTATGGTTTTTGAGTGCTGTACTTCCCAGCGCCCATATGATTCCCTGATGTTCCTTATATGGCCCAACGCCAAAGAGGCAAAGCAGGGTTCCCCGATATTCTGCCTTATAGGCTACTGCACTGGTAATGATAGATTCATGAATGCTGTCTACTACCGGGAAACCGATATATTCGCATTCCTTCCTGTCCCATTCCCTGATATTTCTTGCCAGTCGTCTGGCCAGATGCTTGCTCTTACGTAAATCACTGGTGTTAATCCGGGTGATGGTTACTCCATAGTATGTCTTATCCATATAGCACAAATCCTCTCACTAATGCTGCCAGGTTGAATGGATAGGGCTCATCCGATGTGATATATACCCTCCCGAACAGCTCAAATCCCGGATTCGGCATAGTCACTTCCTTATCTCCGGAATAGAGATGTACCTCTACATCCGACAACTCTGCATATTTAATTGGATCGGTATGATTTTCCTCTACACCTATCCGCCCGCCTAACGAACGAATCAATCGCAAAATGGTGGTGGTTATCTTTTTCTTTCTCCCCTGCAGCGTTCCGTGGTTATCCCTGGTTTCAATATTTGGGATTTCCAGTTTCATGGTATAGGGAAGCCCTGCCAGAAGCTGTTCTTCCTTCCCATCCATGGTAAACCGCCCATGGTCATCGGTAACAATGTTACGATACTCCCGTCCATCACAGAGCACCGTGATGGTTTCTCCGGCAAGCCAGTCCGCCTCAAATCGGGTTACCTTTTCGGTTTCATCATATGTACCGGTTATCATCTGGGAATCATCCAACATGATATAGCTTTCCGGGCTTTCCGCTTCCTCCATGTGTTCCAGCCGTTCTATTTGGGTTACGGTGTTTCCATTGACTTTCCGTTCTACCGCCACATAGACCACATCGTTATCCGTCTGCTCTATGTCACATACCGCGAGATACTTTCCATTGGTCACCAGGTGGCTCCATGCATAGACTTTCTGGTCAATCACATAGGCAAGGCAGGCCATACTGCCATTTTCACATACAAAATACAGCCGGCTGTCCGGGTCCTGCATATAGGTACTGTCGATAATTTCGTTATCCCGTGTCAAGTGTTTTGCCAGAAGAGTAAGGTCCAGTCCGTCATAGGAATCGGATTCAAAATTGTATCCCATATCTCTTACGACTTCGCCTCGTTTCTGCACATAGACGATACGCCCGCCAATGACCAATGGGGTCACATCACTGGAACCTCTGGAAGTCTGTACCTTTGGAGAACATTTGGTTGGTGTTACGGTATCTGCCCCGTTGATGGTCCATTCGTTCCCCGTCGTCATGACGATTAAGTCTCCACCCGGTACCAGGTGCTGTATGGTCTGCCGGTTGCGATTGACAAAGGATACACAGACCGCGCTGTCATCTGTTATGGTGCCCGCTGCCTTTTCTACAGAGAAATTAGGATAATCCCCGGTTCGGCTCATCCATACGTTATAAGGCTGCACCACAGACCCGCCCAGGCACAGTCTGTCTTGGAAGAAGGCCACTGTGCTCGGGTATCCATACTGCTCACACCATGCGGAAATCATGCAGTAGGTCACTGCGTTAGTGTTTGCCAGATTCTTATGGACATGACAGGTTGCCTGTGTCCCGGAATTCACTCCGTTGATTTCCACCAGTCCTTCATTGGTGTATGGCAGTGCGGTTAAATCCGCATTTCCTGCCGTAGAAACCAGGCGCATTCTTGTCAGCTGTTCTACGGTTCCGGATTCGGACGCATTAAAGTCATTGGATGATTTATATGTCCTGTAATCCTTCCATGTACCATTATCATTCTTCTGAAGGGTAATGGTCCCGGTCCATGTCCCATGAGTAATGATTTTCCATTTATCCCCTACCAGCACATCTCCTGATGTACCCCCGCCATTCTGAGAAACGGTAACCGATGGTACGTATTGTTCCAGCTTAAGCCAGGCTCCGACTAAATCACTGGAGAAAAAATTTCTGGAGGCATTTAATGTTATTTCCCCAAACGTGCCTGATGGGGTTAATACCAGCGGGTTTTGGGTCTGTAAAGAAACATAGCCATTCGCCCCATTCGTTGAACCGTTATAGTTATCCCCGCTGCCTCCGGCACCCCCGCCGCCACCTGAGCCATAAGAACTGCCTCCGGCTCCGTTATATCCGGTATGGTTGCTGTCTACACGGCCACCGGAACCGCCTCCCCCTCCGGCTGCAGAGATGCCAAAGCCCTGACTGGCTCCCCCGGAACCGCCTCCCGATGCCGTTGCTACTCCGGTTGTTCCATTGCCGCGTCCGCCTCCTGTCCCTACATCAATGGTGTAGATCGTTCCAGCAGTGAGATATATGGTCCGGCTCACATATCCACCGCGGCCGCCATTACCACCGGATGCATAGGCGTATCCGGTTCTGGTTGTATGATTCTTTCCACCACTGCTGTACTTATACTCGCATTTGACGCCACCACCGCCGCCTCCGCCGGCTCCGGAAACAGTAACAATATAATTCCCGGATTCTTTTGGGATGTAGGTAAAATGCCCCGGGGTGGTCCATCTTTCGGAAACGTTATTCATTTCCGTGGTTCCCAGGGACGCATCAAAATAGGGAGACGTAAAAGCAAACGGTTCCAATCGGAAATCAGTATCCCCATATCGGGATAAGGTGTGAAGAGGATATTTCCCGGATGCTATGTACATGACATCGGCGCTCTGACAGAATCTCAGCCTGTGCAGGTCTTCTTCTCCATAAGGCGTATGAATGTCATCAAACAGAATCGAATCATTATCCCATATGCGGATATAATGATCTCCAATTTCCAGCAGTAACTCCCTACCGGAATTAACGCTGAATTTTCTTAAGATGACGCTTTTTCCGTCGTATTTTGCCCGGCCTATATAAGTACTACCTCCACGCTTATACACAGCGCCATACGGTCGTATATAGGCATTCTCTGCGTTAAGCAGGGCAAATGGGTACTTCTCTAAATCCACACGGGAGGAAACTTCCGGGGATATTTCGCCTGTTGCAAAGGACGGCTGAATCGCATATAACGTCTCTTTGGCCATATTTCCTCCTTAAAACCTTGCATCAAAATAAGCACACGGCCTGCCTGGTGTATGGTGCCGCTGCCGTGCGCTCTGTACCTTGGCTTCTTCTAGTGTCAGATTCCCTGCCTGCTGGTAGTAATTTGCCAGATTGGCACTCCCGGAAAGCGGAATGGCCAGGCTGGCGGCTATAAACTGCGCCAGTGCGGTCACAAAAACTGTGGGAAACATATCGGCGTTGGTGACATTGGCCGTATAATCACAGACCGCATGGGGAAAATCACAGAGTATGATTTTTCTGCCGTCATCTATGGAGGCGGTATCGTACTCGGTGTATACATCATCCTTTATCTGGTCCTCGCTCTGGTCATACACCATATGCACTGCCAGACAGTTTTCCGGATAGGCATAGGCGTACTCCCATTTGGGGAATGTGCCTTCCACCTTCACCAGCCTTTTAAACCGGTGGGCAAATCCCCAGGTAAAGTTGGATAGAAGGGTTTTCCGGATGTGGTCATAGTAGACCTTACACTGCCGTGCCTGTTCGGATTCTTCTTCTAAGTCATGAATGCGTCCCTGTCCAATCATGGACAATGCCATATTGCAAATATCTGTACTGGTCATAGGTTCTCCTTTCTGGTTCTCCCTTTCCTTCGGCCTGCGTATATACGTAAGTGGAAGGAAGGGGAGAACGCCCCTTCCTGTATGCTCATATATTGGGAATCCGGTTATGGATTCCTTTTTATTTTCCTTACAAGGCAAATCAGGTCCTCTTTAGTCCGGCACTGGGAATAATCTACGCCGGCATTATAAAGCTTCAGCCTCAGTTCATTGGGAGATAGGTCTTCCAGCCGTCGTCCGCTGGGTACCCTCCCATAGTGGATTCCTTCCATCAGAGATCCACATCCATTACCAGGGCTACCGTCACGGTACCGCTGGTTGCCCCGCTTACTTCGGCCTGCATATAGGACTTCATTCCGGCCGGGAGGCGTGCCGCTGCCTTGCCACCCTTTGGCAGGGTAAGGGTAAGTACGGCCTTGCCATCCGTCATATCGGCCTTATCCCCTGTCTTCAGGGTAACGGTGGCATCACTATCCAGTGCCTTATTGGCTACGGCGGAAAACCAGAGGGATATATACGCATCGCCCCCGCCACGGTTTTCCATAATTTCACTTTTAGTCCCTTTGGAAAGGTCCTGCTGATTCATAAATGTGTTTTCTGCGTCGTAAATCATGTGGTTCTCCTTTACTTAGCTTCTGCAATTGCATCTTCGGTATCTACCAGGGAATCTTCTCTCTTGACCAGTACCCCGTTAACACGGATTTCCGGCATCTGGCCCATGGCTTCTGCACGGGTGATGTAGACGTTGTTCTTATCGTTGAAGTAGAGATTCAGGAAAGTGTAGAGTTCCGGGGAAACGTACCATACCGGGGAAACGCCAGAGAAATTGCGGATGCGGTTCTGTGCACGAATCATATTTTCTACCAGCGCCTTCTTATCGGCTGCAGCCCCTGCATTGATGGCCTTCAGGTCGATGTTTCGTACCGCTGCCACCATTTCCGGGTCCCTTACTGCAAGACCTGGCTTCCACTTGAAGATGGTAACCAGTGCCTGATAGATATTGCCATCGGAATCCTTGACCAGCTGTTCGCCCTTATCTTCCATCTTGAAGCCGGCAAATCCGTACTTTGGATAGATGCCATGTACGGCATTCGGACCCCAGCAGGTCAGCCATGCGGAAGACAGCTTGCCTGTACCGGTGCCGCCGCCATTGATGACCTGATAGGAGGCATCATGGCGATTGCCGCCAAAGTGGTTATAGCGTACGGACAGCCCGTTGAATTCGTCCAGGTTTGTATTGGAATCCCCATAGAATACAAATCCTGCCACCTGCTGGCTCATACCGGTAAGGAAGGCATCATCTTCGGAACGGCGGAAGGCTTCCGGATTTGGCTGAAGCCCCATGATTTCCACGTCCACCATGGAATGGGCTTCCAAAAGGCAGCAGGTATCCGTTACCTGTCTTGTGGAAGATTTTTCTGCCGGAACGCCGCGGTTAATCTGACGCAAATGACCATGCGGGAGGCTGGTTCTCTGTGTGGTCTGGTTGCCTGTAGGCAGGTTCCCCTGCATCCATGGAATATCGTTAATGACCGGATTGGATGCGGCCAGCAGTTCGATGATGTGGTCAATGGTTCCATCCGGTGCCTGACGTTTTCTCAGGTCGTTAAATGTGAGTGCTGCACTGTTAAAGCTCATGTGTTACCTCCTGTTGATGTCGGTTTAATTCTTATATTTAGAAAAATCGGTATTAGGGTATGGATTATCGTTCTTTGCGTGGGAACCGCTGCCAGCGGTGGTTCCATGGTCCTCACTGATGGCACGCCCTAAGGCGGAAAATACGCGGATGAATTCAATACGGTTCCCGGCTCCGGTTTCATTCAGAATCTGACGGATATTGGGGACAGACCGTTCCATGAACTGTACCCCTGCCCCGCATTCGGCCATGGTGCTGTCAAAGGCATTGCCCAGCTGACGGCGTGCATCTTCACCCCATGATTTAATTGTTTCCGCCCGCTGTGCTTCGCTCTGTTCCATGACCTTATTGGCAAACTGATATCCATACTGGGCCATCTGGTTCGCCTGTTCATTGGTAAGGTTCATACCCCTGCAAATATCCCCAAACTCCTTGGATACGGTCTCATCTAACTTAGCCCCGTCCGGGAGGGACTGACTGAAGTCATAGGCTTCCGGTGCCCCTTCCTGTGGTGTATTTCCGCTTCCTCCGGCCAGTGTTCCTGTCTGCGTATCATTGGATGTATTCCCCGCCTTACCAGCATCTGCCTGGCTGGGTTCTGTATGTCCGGTTACGGTAGTGCCGGACGGCATATTGTCTTCCCGGGTATCTGCTGTAGCCACCTGGCTATTTGTGTTATCATTGCCTGTTGCTACTGCGTTGGTTGTATCCATATCTAATCCTCCTCATCATAAAAGCGCCGCTTTATATCTTCCTGGAATTTGATGTATTCCTTTTCCGCCTTCTGCTTCAAAGTAAATCCATCTATTCCCAGTAAGTTCATTATTTGCTGATCCAGCTGAATCCCGATGGCTCTCAGTCCCTCGTTATAGAATGTTTGCGAGTTTCCGGTAAAGGACTGGGCCTTATATCGGCTCATCTCCAGTATCCGCATGACGAACCAGCGTCCGGCGGCGCTGTGCATAATCCGTTTGAAAACTTCCTTATCCTTGCTTGCTATGGCCTTTTCCCTGTAGGTTAAGTACCGGGCATCCACGGAATGGGCATCCGTAATGGCCATGGTCCTATTTGGTTTCATACTTTATCCCTCCGGTGTCCCCATCCCTAATAGCTGTGTTAATGCCGGGTTGCCATCATTGGCGGCCTCGGTCAGATTCTTTGCTGCCTGAGCTGCCGGCGCGGCTGTCTGCGCCATTTGCTGCTGTGCCTGCATCTGCTGTTGTTCTTGCATGGCCTGCTGTTCCTGCTTCATGATGGCCTGTACTTCCTCTTCCGGTCTCTGCATAGCTGCCGGGGCGCCCAGCAGTTCAAAGTATCTTCTGGTGGTTCCCAATGGATCTACCATATTTCTTACTTCTGGATAGAGCTGTATCATCTGGCCTACAAAAGACAATGCCTGTTCAATGTTGACCAGCCCAGACATCTTCTGAGCCTGTGCCAATGGTGAAATGTACTCTATCTTGATTTCCTTATCCTGCATCCGCATAAGCAGGTCATCAGAGATAGGTGGGAACGCTCCCATGCGCTCCAGTATGTTGTAGGCTCTTTCAATGATTGGCGAAAGGAATTCATCCTGAAGCCGTTCGACGACAGGGCCTAACTGCTGCAGCTTTTCCTGCTGTCTTTCTACCACTTCCCTTGCCGTCATCTGTGGGGTATCCACCTGGTCAAGCATTAGGAATAGGTCTGCGCTGTATATGCGCTTGATATTCTGTTCTGTCCGGATGATTTCTTCTGCAAGGAAGGTAGGATTGGACTGAATCTGGAACAGCGGGGTTACCGTATTGGATGCTGTCGTTTCATTTACATAGGTCATTCCACCGGGAATCATGTTAATCCCTGTATTCATCAGGGTAGAAGGCCCTTTCATCGGCGGTTTGACCAGCATATCACAGGCTATCAGGAAATCCTTCTTCATCTTCTGCAGGGCTTTGGCATCCCCTTCGGCATACCAGCCTGGCCCCTTCCCATAGGCATCGATATCCGTTACCTGATATCTGGCGGTAAGCACCGGGAATTCATGGAATCCTCCTACATGCAGGAAACCTCCATTCCCCGTCTCTTCCTGCCCTTCCACCCAGTACAGGGACTGGAATGGCATATTCTTACTGCCTATCTGTCCGCTGATGCGGTTATCGTTCGGTCGTACCAGCCACCAGATGTTAAATTCTTTAGAGAACTTAGCACTCTTATTCTGGAGTGCATCCCGTATGGTCTGTGGCAGGTTATCGGTTCCGAACTGCTCTACAATCTGAGCCGCCGTCATCTGGATACGTCTTGCAAAGGTATTTATCTGCCCGCTGCCATTGGCGCCCAGATAGTAGGTTCCAATAGTGTAGGGCTGAAAGCGTATCCCGGTTTGCGGGGATGAAAAAACTCCCAACGGTGCCTGACCGAATGGAAGTTCCATGTATATCGTATGTATGCTGTTGTAAAAGTTTGACCGGTGAAGGAAGGCTTCCAGAATAGCCTGCCGTTCATCCAGTACCTGTTCGGCCTCCACATCCCCTTCCGTGCCATCGGAAAAACCGAACTTAAACCACTGACGGGATGGCGGGGTTAATCCGGACATGACGCCGGCTGCAAAGGCCTGATTGGACAGCCATGCCACCCCATTGGCTATCTCCGTATCCCTTCTTCTTCCCCTGTCGGTCTCATCTGCCGTATCGCTGAACACGCCCAGAAAAGGAAGCTGATAATCCCGTATGGACTTCCACCGCTTCTCATAGGTCGTTCGTTTATTTTTCATTACGCTTACGGTCTGCAATACGGCCTGTTTATCCGGTGTCTGTTTAATCGGCTTATCTGCATTGTCCAGCGTGGGCGGGGAGGCTCTGGCCAGAAGGGTCCCATTTCCTGTACTCATCCCAGTGTACCTCGATTATCCCCGCTTCCGGATACTGAGCTTCCCGCTAAGGTGGAATTATTCCCGGCGGATGCCAGAAGGGTAGAGGCATATCCTCTTTTTCTCTTCTTTCTTCTGGCTGCTTCCTCATCTCCGGTGCTATCTGTCACTTCATTCTGTGAAACAATCTGCGGTGTAGGTGCCACCTGGGTGATGTCCGGTGTCTTTACCTTGATAGACGAACCTCCTAACAAATGCTTACTGCACATGGTTTCTCCTCCTTACACACAATAAAAGCATAACTAGTCAAAAAGCCGATATTCTGTATTGGCTACAGCCATCCTTCGTGTAGGCGATCTGGCTACCGGTACCGCAAAGGTCAGTGCCAGCGCATCGGCATCATTGGGTGACGGTACGCCTTTTTTCTTCATGTACTCTTTAGATTGCAGCTGAAGTTTCCCATCCATGGTAGGTTTTACTTCCTGACCTGTCAGGTCGTCCTGTATGGACTGGTCATCTGGCAGGGAACCGCCTTTCTCCAGCCAGCGCCTCAACTCATTCCACATATAGGCCCTCATGTTGGTACAGGCTATATCCGGGGATTTCCCGGCAAAGGAAATAAGGTTCCAATTCCTTCCCATCGTCTGCCCGGCGCTGTATATGCCGGTTCCCCATCCCATATCGATGTTTACGGCATCGGCCTTATACTGGTCTTCCAGACGTGCCAGTATTCCGGCGATAAGCATATCATTGTTATTCTTTTCCGCCGTATAGAGTCTTTTACTCATCAGTCCCTGCCGCATCCAGATTTCCAGTTTATCCGCCCCTGTCCATGCCGGGTCTACCCCAATGATGACCGGCGCAAAGTTATACTGGTCCGGTCTCAGTTTTCTCTTCCGTGCCTGTTCTACCAGCACGGTAGGAATCAGCTGATTTTCTGAAGCCGATGGGAACTGACCTTTGACACGGACGCGGAAGAAATCGCTGTCGTCTCCATACATTTCCTGCCATCCGGCTATGGTCTTCTTATCGGAAAAGGAAACGCTTCTTGAGTCTACCTGCCGTTTTGTCCAGTAATCCCGATACTTATGAAAGCAGGCATAAAAACGGCCATTGGAACGTGTGGGGTTACCAAATACCGCCCAGATGATTTCCGTATTCTTATCGGTCATGGCGCCTTCAGCTACTTCCCAGATTTTGTCATCTATGGCTGACGCCTCATCAAATATGAGAAGAATCCTGTTTCCCTGATTATGGAGCCCTGCAAAGGCTTCCGGATTCTCCTTACTCCAGGGGATGGCATCTATACGCCAGTTCTTTTCCATGGATTTATCGGCAGCAAATATGGATGTGGCCGTGACCGTGAACAGGTCCTTTCCGATGAACAGATGACACCATTTCATAAGTTCCGGCCATGTTTTCGTCATCAGCTGGGTTTCTGTATTGGCGGTCACAATTCCGCGGGTATTCTCATGTGTCGCCATAGCCCAGAGAATCAGCCAGGATACCAGGGCGCTCTTCCCACAGCCATGGCCTGATGCCGTAGCCTCCCGGATTACATCAGACGGCCCCTGCAATTCTTTCCCTATGGAAATAAGGGTTTCCCGCTGCCAGTCTTCCGGCCCATGGATATCCTTCAGTGTTCCTTTTCCCCAGGGGAAGGCAAACAATACAAATCCCAGTGGATCATGGGTGTACTGTGCCAGTGCCTGTATCAGTGTCATTTTCTCCTGATTTGTCATGTCCTTCCCCCATTTCTATGACCCGCTGCCGCGCTTCCTTCAGCACATCCGCCAGCGGGATGTTGCCTTTGACTTCAATCACGGCGCCTTTAATCTTGATATCGTTCTTGAGCCGTTCAATCCGTAGCTTCTGTTCTTCTGTGGTGAGCTGTGAACGGTTAGCCAGTTCGTCATAGTCCGTTATCATGCGGTTTAATGTAGTCATCGCCCGGCTCTGGGATTCCAGGAAGGAGGCCTCTTCTTCTCCCCGTGTATCCATCCCTATACCGTTCATATACTTCTGTGCCCGGATAATCCGCGCATACATCAGCTTGATATTGCCCCATAGGATATCTAAGGCCGATGTCCCATCCAGTACCCCACATATCTCTGCTAAATCATCCGGGAGGTATCTGGAAAACAGGCCGTGCTTCAACGCGTTATGGCTTCCTTCCGGTGGGCCATGCCCGCCACGGTTGCCCTTGGCATTCCTGTTCCCAAAGGGTGCACCCTTATGGGGCGACAGGGATGCACCCTTTTTAGGTCGTTTCCATCCGTCCCTTCTGTGCCAGCTTTTCAATGTGTTTATAGACACGTCATATTTCTTTGATATTTCTTTATATGGCATCCCGGACATATACGCCCGGTAACAGTCATCGCGTTTGCTCACTACACGTTCACCACCTGCCCCATTGAGTTTATTTTGCTGCGTTGATTTTATGCATGAGAAAAGCCGCCCTGTTGGACGGCTCTTCTGTTATGTTACTTTTCTGATTTATTCCTTTTACAGTATATCACATGTCCGGCATGACTTGATATGACCTATCATGTTTTATGCGCTGTTTTATCGAAATTTTCTGTATTTTTCCGGAATCAACGATTCCGGGGTATGCGCTTCCAGCCAGTTCAGCGCATACCTCTTGACCCGCTGTGGCCATTCGGATGACTTAAATCCCATAGTTCTGGCTACTTGGCGCCATGAACTGCCATTGATGTATCTCTCTATCAGGACTGCCCGGCACTGGGCATCCGGATGGAGATGGATAATCTTCATGCCCTGCTGATGCATAGTAAGCAGCAGGCTGAGTTCTTTCCTCACGTTATCTCTGGCGGTTTCGAGCCGTATCAGCAACGCGGATATGTCGGACTGTCCATGCCCTGTTGCCTGGTCTGTCATCATCGCCTTGACGGAAAGGATTTGCTGATTCGTCTTATGCAGTTTGTTCTTACACGCCAGTACCAGTGCCCGCTGCCGTAGCAGGGCTTCCAGAAACTCCTCTACCATGACAGCCCCCTTAGTCCTTTTTCGCTACTGCTTCTTTTTCTTTGGTAAACCGGTATCGCATGTACAGCATTATCACAGCATATACAGCGATGTCCTCTAAGCTGTCATTAGCCGTCTTCCCATCAATGCCATGTGATTCGATGTAGGCGATATGCTTCCGGCAGTAGTCTTTGGCCATCTCATACATTTCCAAAAGTCCATCTTTTCCATACTTCAATCGTGCCCCTACACGGAAATTGGCCAGCTCATCAGTATCACGCCCTTTATACTGAGCATGCTTTTTTCTGAATTTATTCGCTAAGCCTGCAAATCTCTCGATAACAAAATGTTCAAAGTCTTGCATATCAGTACCTCCCATAACGATTTCCTGTCTTACGGTCCTCGATAACCAGTCCAGAGACCAACTTGTATCCGGCTATACTGATTATCTTTCTGGCGGTTGCCAGTACTCTGAAGGCGGCCATGCTTCTCTTTTGTTCCGCTGCCACTTTGGCTTCTTTACGAAATTTCCCCAGTACAGTATCAAACGTTGGATCTCCATTGGTATAAACTCTTCGTTTCATGCCATGCTTGCCCATACAGTCTCCTCCTTAAAACGGAATGGTTCCCATTTCATACTCCGGTTTCTTTGGCTTCAGTGGCTCTTCTGCTTCCACGGTCCCAAACTGACTCCAGTCCGCTGTCGTACCGGATGACCCCGGCTGTGCATGGGTTCCCAGTGGCAGGGCAATAAGGTTTGCCACCACTTCCGTTACATACCGTCTGGAACCGTCCTGTGCCTCGTAGCTTCGGGTAGCATACCGGCCTTCTACAAAGACACGTGTCCCCTTCTTCAACTGATTTCCCACGGCTTCAGCCAAAGTCCCCCATGCCACCACATTGATGAAATCGGTTAATTCCTTCTTTTCCCCCTGTGGTGTGGTATATGAACGATTAACCGCAATACTGAATGAAGCTACGGCTCGTCCTGTCTTTGTTGCACGAATCTGTGGATCTCTGGTAAGGTTTCCCAATACTTGTACACTGTTCAATTTACACATTCCTCCTGCTGATAAATAACGCTATAAACATAGTTCCGATAAAGGCTCCGCTAAATAATCCTAATATGTAATAAACCATAGGTACTTACGCTCCTGTACTGCCAATCCCTCCGCGGCGTTCTTCTTTGGCAGCGGTGAAGTCATCCGCCGTGATGCCAAACTTTAAGAAAATGCCCTGAGCAATTTTCTCTCCCACGGAAATGTGCTGTTCCACATCGCCATAGTTATAAATCCCTACGATGATATTCCCTTCGTTATCCGGGTTGTTATAGTAATCGCTGTCTATCACACCCACCGTGTTTGACAGCATCATGTGTTTTTTGATGCCCATGCTGGATCTGGGGAAAATCAGCAGGACATCATCCGCTGCCATTTTGGCTTTGATGTGAGTTCTGACCATTCCCCACTGTTTAGGTCCGATGGTGATAGACACCGGGGAGTAAAAATCATATCCCGCTGCCTGCTCTGTGCTCCGCTGGGGGAGCTTTGTGGTATCTGTTGCTGTGGTGCATTTTTCAAATCGTCTCATGGTTCTGTTCCTCCTGCTTTCTCAGCTCTTCCATTGCATTGTTTATAAAATCGATGGAACCCAGTGCAGCGCCCATCAGATAATTGGCTTCCCCATTCTCATCGGCCTGTACGTAATTCGATTCAATATACTTCATAAATTTTTGGATGATATCCATCCTTACCTGCATTTCATGGAATAGCCCTGATGGGCGTTCCTTAGTGATATTTTTCTTTTTCTTTGGCATACATAATCTCCTTACTTGCCATATGGCTTACCCTGTTTGTACGATGAGTGAAATCATGACAATAAGGGATACAAAGATAATACAGTCTGCCAATATGACTACTCCATATGTGATAAGCCTTAGCATGCCTGGCATCTCCTTAATGTTGTTGACACAGGTTTTTAACCCTTCCCTGCAGGCAATCACCGCAAAGTCCGCCCATACCAGATTCACTATCATCCATGTGCTGTCATTCATGTGCATCTTCCTCCATATTCCATCCTTTAATGGTGACGGATGCAAAGCCGGTATTCTCTTCTGTGATGTCATACCACTTCTCACATGTCACCTGGACTATCTGTCGATCATCCTTAAACGCTATCCCGTTTAAGGCATCCAGTATGGATTTAGTGACATTGTCCACATCCGGTTTCACGATTGGGCGTAGCACTCCTCGCTGTGCCATAATCCGGTTGCGTTTGGTCATGCGTTTGGGACGTACGTAGTACAGTACGATTTCTACAGATAACGCTTTATCTGCGTCAAAGCATTTCCTTCCACACGTCTCCCAGTAGGCCAGACGGATATCCCGCTCATACGCTACCGTTTTATCCGGGGTCCAGCAGTGCCCTTGCCTGGAAAATCGTGGCCTTCCTTTCCCTACTGGTCGTCCCGGAATAATAAAGTGAACTTCCTCCATGGTGTCACCTCCCTTCTATCCGTAAAAAACTGGTTCCTGATTTCTGAAGTTTTCAGCCTGGATGAATCGGACGAACTGGAACCGGTAACCTTCATCGTTGAATCCATTGAGCAGTTCTGCCAGTACGTATCCGGCAGGGGCTTTTGGTTCTTCCTTCCAGTGCCTGGACTGTATGGTCCGATAGTGTACCTTGGGCTGTATAAGATTTTTTGACCCTACCCATCTGAGCTTCTGCCTGCCTTCGCGGACATTTCTCAACGATTCCTTGATGAAGTAGGAGGCCAGTCGTTTTGCATCTTCGAACTGCCCGTCATAGTACTGGAAGGCATAGTGGCTTATGATGCCCAGTCCCCATACCTCATTGATTTCAGCTCGGGTAATCCCTGCAGGAATCAGCAGATGATGATGGATTCTCTTCCCTCTATACTCTGTGGTGTATATGTACTTCAGTTCCTTTCCCTGTTTCCGGTATCTCCGCTTGAGACGGCGCATGAAGTTGGAAATGTTTCGTTTCGCTTCTTCATATGTGGGTTCCGTTTTATATGTCAGAGTGATATACAGGTCATCCCGGGAGAAGTTGCAGAATATGGTCCGATAGAGTTTCTTCTCTGCCCTTTTCATATTCCATTCCTGTGTCTTTTCTGTGGAGGGCTGAAAGTTCGGCAGTCTTTCCTTTCTCCCTCCCAGACGATAGGTATGGTATTTCTTTCTCTCTATGATTCCTTTTGCCTGGAATATTTCTTCTCGATATGCCATAGGTACCACCTGGGAATAACCCACTAAAAAACAATAGGATGTAACACTGACGGTTGAAAGAATAAATGAGTTATCAAGGGCTAAAAGGGGCGGATGCCCCTTTGTTTTTCGGCCTTTTCCCATGAATCATAACCATGGGATTTTTTTACTTTTTACAGGTTTCGTTGCTGGGAGTGGATACGGGCGTTAAACCCATGCCCATTAATATAGACTCTGGCATTCGTCCTTTTTCCCTCTCCTGCCAGCAGTACATAGATGGTATAGCCGGCATCCGAATCATACCCATCACCGTTAAATACCAGGATGCCATCAGAGGGCATCCATGGAATGGGGTCTGGCTCGTACAACAGTACGGTTCCTATGACCATCTGTTCTTCCGGATCATATAAGGTGACCGCCTGCGCTATAAATTCCTTCATGGTTCTTCCTGTTCCTTTCCTGTATAGTCCGGATACATAAAAAAGGAAGCAGGAAAGATTCGTGAGATTACGACATTGAATCTACCCATGCTTCCTCCTTTTGAAATACCAGTCAAATCCAGGCAGCCTGTCTGGCAGATTGTAGCATCCACCCACCTGATATCCATGACTGTTGAAAAACCATACTTTACTGCAATCCCTGTGACAGGGCACCAGCCGTCCATATACCATGGTCCACATGAGTGCCTTATCACTGAGCTCGCGCCGGCAGAAGTGGCATTTGTGACCCATCAGTTCCACTCTTTCTGGGCTATGTACATTTGGGAAAGCGCCTGGGCTACCGCTTCCAGCATGCGACAGGCATCCTCATAGGTCATAGTTCCAAAGGCTACGTTGTTGACTATAAAGTCAGCAATAATCTTTTCTCTGGATGTTCCCGTTACCCTGGCACAACGGGTAATGGCCGTGTCAGCCACATTGAGCCAGAAATGGCGGCTCCCCTTTCCCCGGCAGGAAATCTCAAATGTTTCCTTCCCTTTTTTCATGTCCGAACACGGCCACTTCTGTATACGCTGGGTCTATCTTGTTTCTAGCCTTATTTAGTTTCATTTCGCGCCTCCTGGTGAATCTCTTTCACATGCACAATAACTACCTGTCCCGGCTGGAGTTCTTTTGGATCCTGTATGTGGTTTTCTTCGATTGTCCGCCATACCACTTCCTGCAGATTGTCTTTGTCTGTCACAATTCGTTTGCAGATGCTCCAGACGGAATCCCCGGCCTGAGCTTCTGTCCGGTACTCTATGAGTGGTTCTTCATGGCTTTTCATTAGGCAGGCTGTACCGCTGCCAATGACGGCAGTCAGTGCCAGGCACATCAGTCCGATTTTCACCGCATGACGATTCCCTTTATGCATGGTTCTGCACCTTCCCTTCCGCTGCCTCTACCAGGTCATACAGGTCTTTCCCTTCTGCCCGCTTCAGGAAGTCGTTGAGAGTAAACTTCCTTACCCTCTTTTCCCGGCGGAACCGCAAAACCGGAAGCAGTCCGGCATTCACGATTCTTCCCACGAATCCCGGTGATGTCTTGAGCCTTCCGGCCACTTCCTTCAGGCTTAGCAATCTATCGCCATCGTCTGGGAAAACAAACTCCGTTTTCATGGTTAGTCTCCTTTCTTTGTTATCTCAATGACCAATTTTCACAGAAAGAGTACAGTTACATCTGTGCTCTTTTTGTATTTCTCTGATAACTTTTACCAGTTCTAACAATTTGCTGTAACTTTCAACGTGTGCTTCAATATGAATTTCTAACTTTTCCATGTTTAACCCCATTTCTTTTTGCGAATGCCCTGATAATTTTTCTTTTTGATTTTGATTGCTTCTCCTTTTTCCCTTTTAACTGTTTGATTGCACAGCGCAATTTAACAGGTGAAAAAAAGAGTAAAATAATCCTTCGGATTATCACATTTAAGTTTGATTGCTAGCTTATCTGCTTCTTTCACTGTTATTGGTCTAACCCCATTAATTTTCTGACTGACCGTTGGCACTGCACAATCCCAGCAATCTTTCCCTGCAATGTCTTTTTGAGTAAGGTTAAGCAAAGCCATTCGTGATTTAATCATGCGTGTGTTAATCATATCTTCCCCTCCTTAGTTTTCGCTACGCAATTTCTATTACTAGATTACTCGTTATATATTTAAATGTCAATAGCGCTACGCAATTATATTTTACGCTTTATCTATTCAAGTTTGCACCGTGCAATATATATGATATAATGAGGTTGACAGTTAAATATTGTGAAATGTGAGGTGACCATTGTGGATAATAAGGAAATTGGTTTACGTATTATGTCCGCACGTGAGGCGGCCAATTTAACTAAAAAAGACCTTGCTAGTAAAGTTCATGTTGCTGATTCAACAATTATGCGATATGAGAAAGGGCAAATTAACAAGATTAAAATGCCTATTATTGAAGCAATTGCCAATGCATTGGACGTGAATCCACTTTGGTTGTTAGGCAAATCTAATGTACAATCGATTAACTCTTTTCTGAATACTATCTCGCAAAATAATTTATGCCTGTCGGAAAACGAAAAAGACTTAATAAAAAAATACCGACGTCTGGATGACGTCGGGAAGGCTACGGTAGATGCGGTTATCGATGTACAGCTAAAACGGTTACATGAGTAAAGGAAGGAGTCATTATATGTTCTGTAGGATTTGCGGCACAAAAATTCCGGATGATAGCAGGTTTTGTACCAAATGTGGTACAGCGGTTATAGTAGCATCAGAAGTTTCTGAGACTCATAATCTTGTACAGCAAGCGAAAAACACTGGACTCATACAGCCAAAAGTTCCGGCCATGATTGTCGAAAAAGTTTCAAATCGCGTTCACACTCCCTCTGTATTTATGAGCTTTGTAACCAAACAAGCAAGACTATTATCCCTGAATGGAAGAAGATTCTTTTCTCATTGGTATTTATTTTCTGTAAGAAGTACAAGAGCAGAATTCTGGCCTTTCTTTATTATTCTATTGACTATTAATCAGATTATTGCCTTATTTTTATATGAAGCCAAAGACGACATAGTAATGATTTGTTTCCTAATGTTTCTCGCTGTCATTCTCTTTGTAGCCTCTTATAATCTTTTGGTTAGGCGTTTACACGATATCGGTAAGGGTCACCTTTGGGCTATTGTTTATACTGTATGCAATTGGATTGCTAATCATTCTATGTTGCCTGGTCAAAATGCGATTGGTGGCGTTATTCCTTCTCTGATTATGGTATATGTTCTGTATCTCACAGTGAAACCATCTGTAGGATCTAATAAATATGGCGATCCATATCCTGAGACCGTAAAGGAGTCAAACGAAAATGAAGAAGTCGGTTAACGTACTGTTTATCATTTTGATGCTATCTGTTTGCATTCCTCAGTCAATACATGCTGAAACTAAGCAGGATAAACTAATCAGAGAACTTCAAGAAGTAGGACAATATGGGACAACGTTGGAAGTAAACCATATTCCTTACAGCACCAATCCCGGATGGGAAGAAAATGTAAAGCATTATGAAGGCGTTCCGGTAGAGCAGGTTAAAAAAGATGCAGAAGAAATACATAAAAGAAGAAATCATAAAACACCAAAATATCCGGAACCAATAGAAGTAACTATAGCCAGAAAATGTCAGCCATTTGTTATTTCGATGGCTGCTAATCCCTTTTTGAATTTTATCATTTTCTTTCCACGTATAGCGGACTCTATCTATGCTAACCTGAATACCAATGAGGACAATGTAGAGAGTTATTCCGACTAAACTATCTTTTGGCACGTTTTATGTTAATAGGAGTATAGATTATGGATGAATTGTATGAAAACCAGAAACTGATTAACCGGGCACGTCCCTTCACAGAACCGCTCCTGTCTCAGGTTAAAAAGTTTTATCGTATTTCCCTCACCTGGTCTTCTAATGCCCTGGAAGGAAATACACTGACAGAATCAGAAACTAAGGTTCTTCTGGAAGATGGGCTGACGGTAGGAGGAAAGCCTCTACGTGACACCTATGAAGCCATAGGCCATTCCAAAGCCTATTCCTATATGTATACCCTTCTCCATAACCAGATTCTTACGGAAAAGGATATCCTTACCCTCCACTCCCTCTTTTATAAAAAAATTGATGAAAAGAACGCCGGCCAATATCGCAAGATACCGGTCTTTATTTCTGGCTCCAATTATCCAGTATGTTTCCCGGAAGAAATCCCCGCTGCCATGAAAGACTTCTGCCATTGGATAGAATCCAATAAAGCAATAGATCCCATCACCTTATCCGCCCTGGCACATCAGAAATTCGTATTCATCCATCCATTCGTAGATGGCAACGGCAGAGTAGCCCGCCTCATTATGAATACATTGCTAATCCAGCGCGGCTATCTCCCGGTAATCATTCCCCCGGTCAGAAGGGTAGAATACATCCACGCCCTCGAAAAAGCCCATACCGATACCCGCCCATTCATCCAGCTGATAAAGGAAATGGAAATAGAATCCCAGCGTGATTTTATACGCTTTCTGGGATTGGATAAACATAGATAATTATGCCAGTGAACATTATAGAATGTTATTACACTTTATTTGACATATCATATGTTAATTGCTAAAATGGCAATAGATGAATTGGCCGAAGCCTTCGGGTTAGGTCACTGTCCTACTGCTATTTAGCAGTAGGATTTTTTTATGGAGTTTTTATGAGAAAGAACCCAGATAAACCTTTTAAAACATTTCCTGAATTGGTTAAGTATTTACAAGAAAAGCACCGTTTACATATCATAGATCCTTTATGGGCAGAAAAAGCACTACGAATCATCCCGTACTATGACCTTGTAAATGGCTATAAAGATGTTTTTATGAGTAATGATGAATTCAGGGATAGTATATGTTTTGAATATCTGTATCTATTTCATGCATTTGATCACCAGTTACAAAATATTCTGTTTGAATTCAGCATAGTAATTGAAAACTATTTTAAAAATAATTTGTCCTTTATTCTGGCTAAGGATTTTGGAGTGTTTGAATCCGACTATCTTTCTCGCAAAAATTATGTCTCTGCTAAAAACAATCTGAAATATGATGCATTATACCATTCCATAAAATCCATTTTTTGGGATACCAAACACAATTCATTTAAGCCACGTCATAAAATTGATGAACCTACTGCACATTATGTATATACTCATAACCATATCCCACCATGGATTTTATTAAAGAACGTTAGCTTCAGTAATGCCATTAATCTCTATATTTTGATGAAGCCAGAACAGAAAATTGAACTTACCAATATTATAATTCCTAATCCGCTAATAAATGTTAGCAACAAAATTCAATTGTTAGAATATGCATTAACGCTAATTCGTAAATGTAGGAATTCAATTGCTCATAATTTAAAATTCATTTCGTTTAACAATAAAAAATATTATAACGACATAAGCAATAAGTCGTTAAAAGCTTTTATCCCTCCTGAATTATTATCATGGACGGATATTCACCAGCACTTGGGTAAATATGATATATATGCATATATTATCTTTTCCATGGCATTATTGCCCGATTCAATTCAAAAAAACTCACTGTTAACCAATTTATTAATTTTACTCGATCGTTACTCCCAATCTTCCGATACGGTTGAACTATCTATATTTAGCAATTATTGCCACTATACACATTTACCATTAAATATATGTGACAGATTGCATCGATACAACGAACAAGTGCTGAACAGTAAGCACCTATTCCCTGAAATGAAACAATAGGTTATTCTCTAATAAATAAAAAATATCAGCCTCCCACCTGTCAGTGAATGGCTGATACTTTAAAAGATGCCGGCATAATGCGCATTATGCTTGCGTCTCCATTATACCATGAAAGGAGACTATTATGGCTTATCTGAGAAAACGTGGAAATAAATGGTATTACACCATTGAATCTACCAATGAAGATGGCACCAGAAGAAAATCAGAGCGTGCCGGTACTGAGTCTAAAACAGAGACCATGAAATTATGGCGACAGGCTCAGGCTGCTGTGGATCGTGGCAATGTTGTCCCTTCCACTATCACTCTGCAGGAATTCTTATCCCAATGGGAAGATGAAGTACTTAATGGCAATCGCTATAAACCGAATACCATTAAACAATATCGGTCCGTTATGACCATGCACATCATCCCCAACCTGGGAAAGCACAAACTCTGCAAGCTGACTCCACGCATCTTACAGAATTTCCTCAATACCCTCAAGGCTGACCTTGCCAAATCCACAGTAAACATAGTGTGCTCTGTGCTTAAGGCTTCTATGCGTTATGCCGTTGACTACTGCGGATACCTGACCACCTCCCCCGCTGCCAATATTCATACGCCCCGCTATATAGAGGCTCCTAAAAAGGTAGAACCATTTACCCCGGAAGAAATGCAGCAGATACTATCCCATTTTGCAGGGAATCAGATTTATGGAGCGATTCTCCTGGCATACTATGCCGGCCTGAGACAGGGCGAATGCTGCTCCCTCACATGGCAGGATATCAACATGAAGACCCATGAACTTACGGTAGCACATACTCTGGTCAACGATAATGGCTGGGTAGTGCAGGCCATTCCTAAATCCCAGAGCTCCTGCCGAACCATCCCTTTTGGACAGGAACTCTATACACGGTTAAATACCTTACGCAATGAACAGACCAAAAATCAGTTCCAATTCGGAACCTACTACCAGCGCGGCCATTTTGTATGTACATGGCCATCCGGTGAACCCCTGAATCCAGATGACTTCCGATACTTCAACCAATGGACAAAGAAAACCTTCGGGCACGGTTCATTTCATACCCTGAGACACACCTATGCCACAATGCTATTAGAACATGGAGCAGAACTGGAACTCGTAAGTAAAGCGCTCGGGCATTCTTCTCTGAATACCACAGCACAGTTCTATTCCCACGTTCTTGAAAAACGTAAAACCCAGCTGATTTCCATCATGGATGAAGCGCTGTAACAAAAAGGGCCTGAGAGACTTAATCCCTCAGGCCCTTTTGCCGTCCTAAATCACACTAAGACGGCAAACGCGACGGCAAACAGCCGATTTCTTTCGACAAACACTGAACATTCCAACCAATTTAATGTTATCGGAAGTAATGCTTATATGATTTCCCAGAGTGCTATATTATACTCTGTTTTCTCCGACGGCGTCTGCTTTTATACTGCATTGGCACTAACTAAAATTCTCTATCGTTTTATAGCGTTTTTTATGATTTTCAGGCAGTTAGGACGGCAAAATGGACGGCAAAATTATCGCCGGATTTTGCTGTATTTATCGATGATTTCTGAGCGCCCTGAATTGCAAATTATTTAAGTAAGCTGGCCAATGACAATGCAAACCCAAAAGCATAAGCATCCCGTTGACGGCGCATGACTACTTGTTTATGTTCCATTGCTTTGATTTGCTGCTTCAATATTTCTAATGATTGCCTGGATTCTTGTAGATCTCTCTGACATTCTATCAGTGATGCGTTCGCATTCATTAAGTTCTGCCGTGTTTTGTTTAACTCGAACTGTAAGTTTTCCAGTAACTGCATCTGCTCGCTGGATGTGCTTTTCAGCATTTTTAATTTCTGTCTGAGCTGAGTCAAGTCGTTTTCCTGCTCTATCAATTCCTGCTTCAACGTGTTCCACTGAGTTAACTGCATCGTGATAGTCATTGGCTGTCCTACTGTCTGTGTAGAGCAACCACCATCCGATGATGCATAGGCTGAAAGCGATGGCAGATACACAAAACATAAAATGATCATCAATCCAACTTTTAATCGCTTCCACACTGGCAGCTCCTTTCTGTGCAAAATGTGCTGATTTTACACACTAACTCTACTAACTGTGAAAAATTGCTGATTTTTTCATAGTTATATTGATAAAGATGTTTTGTAAATGAGAATTTGCGTAAAAATGCCATTTTAACGCGTTTAATTTATTTTCATGACAAATTACTCATGAACATATTGAAAAATGCGCCGTTTACAGGCGCATTTTTGCTTTACATCATGATATCTGCATCAAAAGTCTTCCCGGCAATCTTTTCGGTAAAGGTGTACTGCCATATGTTGCATTTGATAGATGGTTTAGTTTTGCCCGGTTCAGCAAGCCACAGGGCACATCCACCTAACTGGTTAAAATGCAATTTGTTCTTGTACCAGTCCTTATTGCAGTACACGCCGGCTACATATCCATGCTTCCAGAATTTATTCACAGCAATTGAGCAAAAGTTTGTCAATGCTTGTCTGGATGGCATTCCATGTTTTGACTTGTATCCATCAGCGTCTTCCATGTCGTAGTAAACACCGATTACTTTTTTCGCGGATAATCCTGCATCCACCAGGGTCTTTATGACAAAGTCTGCTTCTTTCTCTGCATCGGCGGTGCTCAAGGCATAGGAATAATGATATATGCCTATTTTCAGCCCGTGACTTAATGCACCATTCACATTGTTGTAAAACTGCTTATCTAGATTTCCCTTACCATATCCTACTCTAATCATGGCAAAGGTAAAGCCGGCACGTTTGACTGCGGCCCAGTCTACCTTTCCGTTGTTATGTGATACATCAATTCCTTTAATCACTCATTTCCTCCTTTCCTGTTTTGGCTTTTAGTTCTGCCGCATCTGGCCTGCCGTCATGGTTCTTATCTACGTTCATGACCACAACGAACCCTACAGTTGCCAATGCGGTAGCCGATGTGCAGGCACTAAAAAATGAAGTCAGTTCAGGTAAATCAAATTTCCCCTGGATGACTCCATTCAGAATCCAGCCTACAATAAACAACAGGTATAAGCACGTGATGCCTGCACCGTATAACAGCACAAATGCCATGCTCCCACGAACTTTACGTTTCCTTATTAATCGTGGCAGCCATTTTATTACCCTTTCTGTATTATTCATCAAATTTTTCCACCTTATCTTTGACATTCTTGATCTGCTCATCGTGCCGAATCATGGTTTGTGTCATGTGATTAAGCTGGGTTTGCATGGTTTTGATGGATAAAGATAATCCGTCTATACTCTGCTGTAATGGTTTGATTATCAGCACATTGAAAACGTAGCCGGCCAGCGTAAGTAACGTTCCGCATATAAAAATCTGTGTCTGCGTCATAGCATTCCCTCTATATCTTTCAGAATTATTTCTACTGGCTCTATCCCGATAGATAGTCTCAGAATGTGTGGTAACTCCAGATAGCACCATGTGGTATGGTTCAGCCCAAAGGTGTCTGATCCGGTAATTTGACTAAATCGATTGACAATCTCTTTTTCGACTCCATGAATCCAGATGATTCCACCTATTTGGGGATAAGCCGCATGAAATCCCATTTCTGCCAGTTTCCGTGTCACTGTTCTGGCATTTTGTTCTATTCGTGCCATGCGCAAATCAAAGGTTTCCATCCCGTACTTTACCCGCTGCCGCGTTTCCTTTGTTGCCAGCATTCCTCCGTGCTGAAAATACTCTGTCATTTCAATCATATCCATTTCGGTGATTCTGTCATTATGAGCTGCAAGCAATCCTGACATTCCATCCAGATGCCCGGTTACATACTTAGTCAGGGATTCTACTACAAAATCTGCCCCGGAATCGACAGGGGATGAGTGCAGCGCTCCAAACGTATTATCTACAATAGCTAGTCCGCCAGCCGCGTGTATGCGTGCTATGATACCTGCCATGTCTCTCCACTTGCCATCCATGGTAATAGAGTCAAACAGATAGGCACATGGCTTGAATTCTTCAGTTTCAATCTTTATTTTTTCACCACCTATGAGAGCAGCAATCTCCGGATAAACCTGCACATCATACAACGTCTGTATATGTTTCCTATGCTCAAGATAACTGATGAGACTGGAGATGGCCTGCATACCTGAGTTAAACAGAAGAGATATATTGGCATGTGTACGTTTCGCCAGATTACATGGGTTGGTGTCAATATCCCTGAGCCGCTCATAATCTCCATATCCGGTTGAAATACTTCTTTCCATATGGTTATAGCGGTTAATTCTCAGTAAATTTTCACCTGTTACATCCATAGCTCACCTCATTTCATGCAAAGCAAAAGCAGCCGTTACTTTAACCACTTCAGGTCCTCTAGAACTTTATCCATATCATTTTCTATCCCTACTGACAGTCTTAAAAATATGGAGTTGTCTTCATATATTGTCCACGTTGTGTAGTTTAATCCAAAGGTATCAGACGGTTGAATAACCTTGAATCCCTCAACTACCTGTTCTGGATTCTTGATAATAAGCCATATTACACCACCTACTCCGGGATAATAATACCTCACATGCTTTTCATCTAGGAGCTTACAAACAAGAGCTGTGTTCTCCTCAATCTTCTGGAGTCTCAGCTTCATTGTCTGTAATCCAATATACACCATATGTTCTGTTTCTACGGATGCATACAGTCCACAATTCACACACCATTCGTCAAACTTCAGGGAATCAACATTCCTAAGTACAAGACACCCAGACATATAGTCCAGATGTCCGGTCACATACTTAGTGAATGATTCAAGAGTATAGTCTGCTTCATATTCCCACGGCTTTATGTGCAGGAAAGTAGCGAATGTATTATCAATCAGCACCACACTACCTGCTTCATGAATCTTACTGCATAGCCATTTCAAATCCCTGCGGTTGCCATCTATCGTTATGCTGTCAAAGACATAGACAACACCAGACACAAAGGATGAACATTTATCAATATCAACTTCTTTGCTATCCTTGCGTGTGTTAGCATATATTTTTATTTCCATATAGGATTGTCTGTCATAATAAATTGGACAACTCAGGAAATTCATAACTCCGGTAAAGCCTGTCATAAAGCTATTAAACAAGAACACACCAGAAGGTCTGTATCTGTCTAGTCGTGTTCGTTCATAATCCTGCCACCCATTAGACAATACTCGACCATACAGGAAGCGTTTCTTATCTAAAATCTGCTTCAGTTGCATAAGTGTTTATTGTCCCACTCCAGCTGAGTTCAAATTCTGCTTGGTGCAGTCCATCATAGGCAGTTATTTTTGTACCATTGAAATACAATGTTTTTATTGTGCTGTAGCTCCCACCACTTTTATGTCTGCTTCTAGTCTGTGTAATCTGATAACTTTTGCCCGGAGTTACTCTGTAGTTATGTGTCGCTTTCGATGTGTTACGTGTTGTTTCATGTATGCTTAACACGGTTATATAATTTGGAACAGTAAATGTTTGTGGAAACGATTGGTCATCACTCCAATAATGAATACTGCCAGAAGGTATCTCAGCAGCAGGTGTAACAGAAAGAGTGACTGTATTATTAGCTATTCCACTTGTTAGATTAAGACTCCCTGCTGCATGGTTAACATCTGTTTCAACATGTGCACTCCACGGCGTACCTTCAGCAAACCACAAAGTATTAGCACCTTTATAAGTCTGCCCATTAGCACTTACACATACAGTCTGATTAGAGGAAGCAGGAACAATAATAGCAAACTCACCCTTCTGTGTTACCTGATAGACATTACCTGAAGCACTTTTATATCTCAATGGAGTAGCCCCACCTACAGTACCACTGGCAAGACTCTGCGTAATCCTAGCATAGTGATTTGCTCCATCAATACGTAGCTTCAGAGTTCCGTATATGGCTCCCGATGTTCCTGTTTCTGCTTCTGTGTCGTAGAGTTTGATTGTATATATTGTGTCTCCCTTTTTAATCTTAAGATTAGCCATAATTATTCCACCCACAATTCCCCGCCATTAGCAAACACCAGGTGTCCATCCGCATTAAATACAGTTTTGGCGTCTATAGCCGCCTTTATGCCGTTGGAAGTTACGGGATTCGTGCTGCCGGCTGTTGGTGATTCATCAAACGTTAGCTTATCCTGTTTTGTGGCAATAGACTGGCGAAGCGCTTCATATTCCACATTGGCATCTGTCTTACTTTCTTTTTCCCCTATCAGAGTTGTTATCGTAGTTGAGAAGTTAGCGTCATTCCCCAGAGCATTTGCCAATTCCTTTAACGTGTTTAAGGCATCTGGAGCTGAATCCACAATACCTGCCACGGCATTCTGTACAAATTCCGTACTGGCTATGGTGTTACTTTTATTGCCATCATTGGCCGTCGGAACACTGGTCTCTCCGGTCGCTGTTAGTGTGGTAGTGGTAATGCCATCGCTGCCTATGTTGAGCTTTCTAGCACTGAGGTCAGTAGTGGACAGGCCGCCGGGGAAACAGGCGTTTCCTACCGCGTCAAATGTGTAATGCGCTCCGTTAAATGAACTTATCGAAAATGCATTGGTTTTTGCTCCGCTGCTTGTATATTCAAAACCAAAACTGAATCTATTATATGTAGATCCTTCCTTGCCCAAATTCAGATATACCCCTTCGCCATTATTAAGATTTGGAACCTGTACTTTAAGGGGGATATTCAAGGTCCCCACTGTCGGTACCTCGATTTCCGTATTCCCTGTGATTTTTCCGCCTGTCTTTAAAAATACATTGGGCTTATTCTTGATGTAACTTTTGGCATTCGGGTCTGTCTCGGCATAGTCTGCCTGTATCTGGTGCTGTGCTGCCTCATTGGCGCTTTTGGCGGCTGCCTGTGCGCTTTTTTCAGCTGCACTGGCATTGGTTTGCGTTTCTGTCACCAGTGGCGTGATAGTGTTTAACGCATTCGTCTTTTCCGTGGCGATGGCCGTTGTCGCTGTATCCTGGGCTTCCGATATCGTATCGGTGGCCTTTTTCTGTGCCGTGCTGACCGCTGTCAGCCCATCGGCTTTAGCTGTGCCAATGTCACTGATGGCTGATGTATGGGCCGCCTCAATCTTACTAAGCACATCATTCTGAGTGGAAGATACTTTTGAAACCGCGGTTTCCTGCAGTGTGTTTATGTTGGTTTCCGCTGTGCTCTGCAAGTCGGAAAGGCTTTTTTCTGCTTTATCAGACTGGTTTTTCAGTGTAGTGGAATAATTGGCATATTCCGACTTCAGTTGATTAGATACGTTTTCTACCTCTGTTTTGTATCCGCTTACATGGGCATCCATATCCGCCGCCACGGCCTTGGCTTCTTTAGCGGATTGCGCGGCGGCTGAAGCGGATGCCACGGCCTGATTTTTATCGGCTTTGGCGCTCACTGCTGCCGATTCTGCCCGCCGGGTAGCTTCCGCCGGACTGGATGCTTTTACCAGTTTTGTTCCTGTGTCATCCCATTCCCAGGTGGTATGAGCTTCAGGGACCGGCAAGGTCATATCTATTTCAGCTGGTGCATTAATGGGCAGGCGCAAGGTCTTATCGTGTTTCAGGTTTACATCCTGTACCATCAGTACAATCTTATCCAGACCCCGTTCGATACTGCTGAAGGGGGTCTTATTGAGCAGGGATACATCCTGTGTCAGGGCCGTATTTCGTATGATATACAGTTTTTCTCCGGAAGCTAAAACGGCAGG